CTCCCGCCAATGTGTCGGCGTATAATACACATACATACTCCCATCTGGGGCAAACCATAGATTCTTGTACTGGTACAACGGCTGCTCATTTCGGATAAATACACCATCATCAATCTTGGTTTCCACCGTCAGATTCTCAGGCGGCAGAATATCCATAGTTCTCTTCCATTCTCCCATGATCCTCTCCTAAATCTCAGTTTTCTGCAACGAGGTGTTGGTAAGTATCCTTCCGGATACATAATAGTCACTTCTAACTTCATATTGATTCTCCTTTTACGCCCAGTACGGCTTTGTCTCCAATTTATGGTATTTATGGATTCCTGTGTATGGCATAATCCCTTTCTCTTCACACACTTCCACCAACTCCCGTGAACGGTATTGTGTTAAAGTGGAGTTGATGGAAGCCTTGTAATACGCATCATAATGATGGACATAGGTAATCTTTCCTTCACTAAACGCTTTCGCTAGTTCTATAGATTCGAACCAGTCCGTATTTATCTGGATTCTTCCAAAAAATTCCTTAACTGAACGATTCATGGGCTGTTCAGAATGACTTGCAATCTGGCAGCCAACCATGCTGTTTTCATCAATAAAGCAACACCTGGATTCGAGCAGTTTTCCATCAATAAACGCTGTCATTACTGCATACCATTTTTCTTGATTTTTCTTTGAATCATTTTTTAAACTCCACATGATTTCTCCTTTCTTTCAACTAAAAAGATGCAGTAAATATTTTACATATGCTATATCCACTTTTAATTCTTTAACTTCCATAGTTCTCCTCCAAATTTTAATTTAACTCGATACAACAACTACTTGTTTAATACCACAACTGTTTACTACAACTTACCCTTTCTTGCCCTGATACGGCTCCGGCATTTCTAGGTCGCACAGCATCCCCGCAAGGGCTGCCACCAGTATTTTCTTTTTCCGGAGCAGCTTCGACGGTAAGGGTTCCACTGCATCGACCTTTATCATCTCATCCAAGAGTGCCTTTTCCTTTTCCAGCATCTCCCTAAGCAGCTCCATGTCTGTAGGCTCAGTATCTTCCTCTGGTTGCGACGTCGCAACGCTCTCCACTGGCAGAGGCTCCGGCTCTGGCATCAGATCCTCCACGGATATCTCACAGCTCTGCATAGCTGCTCTTTCTGGTTCCGGCGGTACATCCGTCACATCTGGAGCAGCCTCCGGCTCAATCCCCGGAAAATCTGTAATACTGATCTGCCCCGGAAGCTCCACATACGGGATTTCCTTAGGCTGTTTCATGGCTCGGATCTGGCGCACGGTCATATCTGGAGTTACCTGCTCCAACTGCTCATCATCAAGCCCAAGCATCTCCTGAAGCTGTGCTTTGCTGAAATCCCTGTACCGATCATCCAGTATGGGGCTGTTGCCTCCCTTGGAAAACCGGATGCACCGGTCTATATAGCGTTTGGTGGTTGACCGGCTGAAACCGAACTGCCTGGCAGCATACTCATTGATATCGCTGTATCCGTATTCCTGGAACTGATTACGATCCCGCACATACATCAGCCAGTACCCGATGGATATCACACTTCTGGCGGCCGTCTTAAGGTCTGTATGTATGTACCGCCCGATCTCATCCAGTGGGATCTCCATCTGGTACCACTCCGGGCCTGTATGGTCAATGGTTCCTGTCTCAGGAACCATGGTATTCTCATCTTCCATCTCTCTCCCCCTCTCTCAAAAACTCCCTCGTCCGCTCCATCATGATCGCATCATAGTCCACATCCCTTTGTTCAAAGTTGTGGAACCGGTTGGACGATGGACCGGGAGTCTTTTCGCAGGCAGGTTTCCCCTCTGTCGGGTTCCGGTAGTTCCCATCCAGCACCTTTGCCATATTGGCATCAGCAACCAGCCAGTCAAACGTAGCTGACCAGTTCCTGCGGTTTTTGCCCTTCAAAAAGTCACTTTCCTCCGCAGTCTCAAAAAGCCGACGGAAGTCCTCAACGGTATATCCTGCCCTCAGTCTCGCACGGATCGCCTTCTTCCTCGCTTCCGACAGCTTCACCAGGCGGGGATACGACCCGCAAACGGAATTATATAATTCTCGAATCGTGGTGATCTGGGAGGAAAAGTCGTCCGGCTTTTCTGGTACCTCTTCAGAGGTACTCTTTTTATTTTGTTTTTGTTTATGTTTATATATGTCTGCGCTTTGTACTTCGCTTTCTACTACGGGAAATACTTCGCTTTTTACTTCGCTATATACTTCGCTTTTTACTACGTTTTTGAAAGTGAAATACACCATTTTGTATTTATTAGGGCTTCCTTTTCTGCCCTTCTGGTAGATGATACGGCCAGCCTTTATGAGTTCGTCCCTCGCCTTGATGAATGTGGCTTCTCGACCCATTGACATGGCTGCCATCAATCTCAGGTTATCTACTATAACCCACTCGCTCCACCCGCTCCGGTTGAAATAGTTCATCATCTTGTACCATAACAACTGCGACGGGATCGGTAAGTAGTTAGTTTCGAGCCATCGTTCGAAGGCTATGATCTCTGCCAGATAATTGATCTCCATGTAGGCTGTCACCTAC